GTTATTGTACTTGGCAATATCCTTCTCTAATTGTTTGGTCGGGTTCTTCTCATACTCCTGTTTAGCCTGGAGCATTTTCTTCTTGTAGATCTTACGTTCTGCATACATCTTCTCCATCAGTTTAGGCATGAAACCTTTGATGTCTTTACGGAACATAGCACCGTTTGCACACACGGCATAGTCCTTATACATCTCAAACGTCAGTTCCTGATTGAGGATCTTGTCACAGGTGACAGAAGGATGTTTCTCCTCCACCAGAGTCTCCGGTGAGATGTTGTACTGCATCATCAGGTGTGGATACAGGGAGTTAAGGTCAAACGACACCACCCAGTCATAGACACCAGGCTCAGGTTGTTTCACATAGGCACCCTCATACCTCTTGTCCTTCTCACTCCGGTCACGGGGAGGGATGACAATGTTTCTCTTCTTCAGATAGTTGTAGATGATAGTGTCCCACATCCTGACCTGATACATCACATCAACAAAGTTCACCTTGGCGTCATATGCCATGGTCAATGCCAATTCAATCAGTTTCATCTTGTCTTCCATACGGTCAACAAGTTCCACGTCAACGATGTTATAATCTACAAACTTTTTCCAGTTACCAGTATAGAAATCTTTGAAGGTATCAAACTCACTGTGATCTAGTTTCTTCTGACCAAGTTCTACCTCAGCAATAAAGTCCAGTCGATAACTCTCTCTGTTGGTATAGGTAAACTTCTTATACAGTTCGAGATAGTCCAGTGTAGTGACACCAGCAATGTCAAAGGTATTAAACTCACGACCCATGATCGTAATTTGTTCTTGACTGACGATACCCCATGGTGACATGAGTTTCATCTTCTTTGTACCCATGATCCGATCAATACGACCACAGAGATACGGGATATCATACAAACGACAGTTCCAACCCGTCACAACCTCAGGAGGATTGTTACTCCACCAATACAAGAATGAGTTAAGCATTGCAATCTCATCATCAAAATGATAATAAGTTACATTATCCTGTGATGGTGTATAAGGATGTCTGCCCCAGGTTTTAATCTGTTTAGTAGCATAGTCCTGAATAGAGATAGTCAATAACTCCTCAGCACAATTCTCAGGATCAGGGAATCCTTCTTCAGATTTAACCTCGATGTCGATTGTGACAAGATTGATCTTCTTGATATCAAACTTGATCTCATCTTCAGGATATTTGTCAGATATGTATTGGAATACATATCGATCATTACCATAGATCTTGAAATTATCTACTTCGTCATACTTCTTGTAGAACTCTCTGCAATCCCTAACCGTTCCTGGTTGAATGGGTTCTACATTATCTCCTTCAAGTGTTTTATACTTTGATTCACGTTTTGATTTTACAAATAGAGTGGGAGAATACTCTTCTTTGAATTGAATACTCTGCCCATTTTCATAACCACGGACCAGGAAGTTGGCACCAACAACCTGGACATTTGTATAAAACCTCATTCCTTCACCAGGGTTTCGTATTTGTCAATTAGTTTACCGTTAGGATCTGCCATAGTCAAGATTTTGTCAGAGTGAATCATGAATGTATTTTGACTTGTCAGATTTACCAACCAAGGGGCCAGTGTTCCATCTTCTTTAATTACAAATGGTTCAATCAACTTACAATCAGGTTCACCTAGATCAGTTGATACCTCTTCAATCTGTGTGATCAGATTGATATCGTTAGTTAAGATTATCAGTTTGAGATTTTTCATACTTTTCGACTCCATCAAGGAACATGTTTTCTACTTGTTCAATCGGTTCAACGATTGTAACTACCCAATCAGAAGGGATAGGAATAGTTTTATCCTTACTCATTGGCATCCAGGGAAGGAGTTGAATCTTGGAAGGAATCTTAGATGATCCCTCTGTCCTCTCAACATTACTTACCAGATTGACACGACAAGGATACTTAAGATAATAACCAACAACCTTATCCTCCACCAACATCTCAGTGACATCAGCGATAACGTCTTCACCAGACTTCAATAGCATTAATCTTGTACTCATGATTCTACTTTAACTTCGGGTTTAATTTTGTTCTCAGCCTTGACTTCGACAGGAGCAACAGGATCAGGTACAGGATGATACCTTCTGTACCGCACAGTCTCATAGGTTTCAAAAACTTCCTCTGGATTACCATAGGATGTTTTCTTACGTTGTTCTACAATCTCATCATAAGGATCTGATTTGACAGAGGGCCATTTTTTGTGTGCGTTCTCAGTGACTTGACGACTGATAACCTCATACTCAACACCGTCACCAGAGGTGGGAAGGACAACATCAACGTGTTCTTTCTTGGCTGCCATAGGACATTTTCACTCACAGGTATCATACCATAAAAAAAGCCGGGTGTCAATGAAAGTGGCCATTGAACCCGGGCGGCGACGATATGTTTTATTTAGATGTAGTCTCTTCGTTGGTGGTGTTCGGGAACAACTTTAGTGAGGGTGATTGAGAGAAGTCCGTCTTCAAATACGACGTTGGTGACTTCTGTATCTTCAGCGAGGGTCCAGGCTCTGTCAAAGTCTCGCTGAGCCAATCCCTGGTGGACATACGTCCTGTCCTCACTGGGATTTTCTTTTTTCCCTTCGACATAAAGTTTTCCATACTCGGTGTAAGCATGTACCTCCTCTCTCTTAAATCCGGCTAGTGCAATTTCCAGTCGCGTCTCAGTACTATTTACCTGAACGACATTGTAGGGAGGATAATTGTGAACAGATGCATTCAATACTCTATCAAAGTACGCATCCATACCGATGGAATTCTTTGCAATCCTGTCCATTAGCTGATCTAAGTTGGCAGCATTATACTTTGCAAGTGTCATGAAACTTCTCCTTAATAAGCGAGAGTGTGTTGTGTGGACCCCGAAGGCATCCGTTGGCGTCAAAGGGGGAGTAGAACCCCCTGTCCTCTGACATACTAATTATACACGATTCACTAAAAAAGCGGGTGTGGAAACCCGCTTGTTATTGTTCGGTTGTCTGGGATCAAAGTCTGGATCATACTCTGGTTCCCTAGGATCTATACGGGGATCCCACCAAAAGTACATACATTGTTCTAGTCTGAGTGTCTTGAGTGGTTTAGAAAGTTTCATCAACTCTCCTCTTCAGTCTTACCTCTCTTACCAATATTATACTTCTGTTCGAGAGTCCAATCACTCTTATCTTTATAAGACAATACTTTGATCTGATTCAGAGGTGCGATGTCAAGAACAGCATCTTCTTTGACTATCGTAATGAGTCCCCAATCAGCAAGAAGCTTAGTAATACGATTCCTACGCTGAACATCGTTAATAGTAAGATTAGCGTACTTGCCATCAAGAGCAAACAACTCTTTGAAGTGAACGATGAAATACTTACCTTGCTTATGAAGGATGTGACATGACTGGTAGAGTTTCTTTTCTTTTCTAGAAGCTACTCCGATACGAGTCAATGTCTCTCTCACTTTGAGAAAGTCATCAGGTTCATTAAGCTTGATCTCAACCATCTGGCTCTGAGACCAATTAACCTGAGGTTCAGCAGTATTTGTCATTTAGTTCCACCAGTGTCAAGTCGTTGTTTGATAAATTCAATTTGTTCATCAGATAAGATTTTCAGAACTTGAGATGCTTTCTCGTTACTATAGCCATAGTATTGTTTGACATACTCTATGTCTGATACCTTCTCCTTACGTAACCAAGGAGAAAATCTCTTTTTCTTTCTCAATATATTTAGATAAAAATTATATTGCATGTCCTTATCCAGGAAATGATACCGGTTCATTTCGTTAGCAAACAACACACAATCCAAGTGACCTGACAAACACTTGTTGATAATAAAGGGTGGATACTCCTTGATAAGAGTGGAGTCTTCTTCAATAAGATTCTCCTTATTGAAGTTAATAGAATTCAACCAATCCTTAAGTTCCATATCAAAGAATCAACTTCTTGCTTGGGGTTTCAATCTTAGAGAAAATCTTTTTGTAGTTCTCTACAACCATGTCTTTGGCTTCGATGATGTAGACAATATAATCCCTAGAGATTTTGATTGTAGTATCATCTGCAGAGAGATAAGACCAGGGAGAAAATCCAATCTGACCTTGTGCATTAGGAAGTGCTACCAGTGCATTCTCCACTTCGACATACTCATCAGTCTCATTGATCTGGGTGTAGATGATCTCTTCACCTGTGTTCATTCGTAATACTTTGACTTCCATGATTTAAATTAGAGTGATAGTGAATACCATAGACCGTCATACCTATCATTGTCAACCAATAAAGTGCAATGGCTAGTGTACCAACGGTCACCATTTTACCAGGATAATCACAGAACGCATTGTTCCGTCCCAGTTGATTTTCTACAGTGGTGTAGATGTTCTGTTTCTTAATCAAAATTGACCCAGGGCATCCACCCTGTCATCTCCTGTACAAACTCTGTTGTACTCTCTCTGGCAATTCTTACTTCATTTGCCATATCTCTATATCCTGAACCGACATAAACTTGCCCCGCCACCACTGAGACAGTTGCAATGCCCCAGAACACGTAGTACCAATGTGATTTGATTTGTTTCATCATTTGAAGTTACACTCCACCATAATCTCGGTCAAACATGCCAACATATTTATTTCTTGGTCCGCGACGAAAGAACTCTGATACTGGTACTTAGCAATAATGAGAACAGCAGCAGCAATCCCTGCACCATCCAGTTTTGTATATACAGCATCGTAAACACTACGAAGCAATACATTAGGATCGTTGTCAAGATTATCGACCACCCACTTACGTACCTTTGAGAAGTCTTTCTCCTTAAGGTTTCTAAAGAGTTCATCAGTTTTGACATTACTAAATGCTGCAAGGATACCTGTGTCAATCTTACCACTGACTGAATATCTTTGTAACTCATTCAGAACACGTCTCCAATCAGGGAAGTGTTTCTGGATAAGTTCTACCAAGACCTTGTTATCATATTCAATACTTTCTGCAGCCAAGATTTCTTGGAGACGTTTGAAGAAGAGTCCGGCAACCTCCTGCCGTTCCTTTCCTTTGATGGCGAAGTCAATGACGGCGCAACGGGAATGGAGGGGGGCAATGATTTTGTTCTTGTAGTTACAGGTAAAGATGAATCTGCAATTTCCAATGAACTCCTCAGTAAACGCCCGTAGGCAGAGTTGAACATCTGGGGTTGTGTTGTCAGCTTCGTCAATGATGATGACTTTGTGTTTAGAATCTGACGAAAGCGAGACGGTCGAAGCGAAATTCTTCGCATTGTTTCTGACAGTATCCAGGAATCGTCCTTCATCGGATCCGTTGATGACATAGAAATCTACTCCAAGTTCATGGCAAAGTGCTTTGGCCACCGTTGTCTTACCACAACCAGGAGGACCAGATAAAAGAAGATTAGGGACCTCACCCTTCTCAACAAATTGTTTGAACGTATTCTTGATTCCCTCGGGGAGAATACATTCATCAATAGTCTGTGGTCGATAGGACTCAACCCAGACAAATTCATTACGATTCATAATTACCTAGAAGATTTTCTTAAAAGTGAGTTTCTTAAAGCCCTTATAATAAAGATAGGATCTTTGTCTGCCTCCTCAAGGGTGGTATTGTGGTTAAATTTAAGACATCGGAGAGCTTGTGACAACCCCCTATAGAGTTCAATCTCAAAAGGGTCTCTCAAACGAGAGTGTGTCCAAAATATTACAACATCTCTATGTCCTTCAGTCACTTCTCTTACCATGTGTGGTGTGCCCGTTTTATATGTGACAGATCCACCGGCTGGTAATTTTATTCTCTCCTCTCCACCATTTAACCATAAACACAACTCACCACCTTCAAAGTCATCATTAAGAAAGATCGTTGTACTAAAATCTCCATTAGATGCTTTGTCATGATGAGGGTGATAATAACCACCAACAGAAGTTCTCGATATCATAGGAGGACGACTTTCAGAAGCTATGGTATAATCACGAAAACTTGTATAAGTATCTATCCTGTCAAAAACTATATCGGATAGTTTCTGAAGTGCAAATTCATCCGAAAAAGAAATTTGATTATTTTTCTTTACTCCATTTTTACCACCATGATAGGATAGATTTCCATCTTCCCATGTTCCAAATTGATCTATCAAGTGATAGATCTCATTGATATCATCAGGTATTAGATTCTCTTCAATAATAAGATAATCTTTCATTACAACCAATCGGGTTTACGTTCAGGGATACGAAGGTAATTGTCCTTCACCCAAGGTTTAGATGCAATATACATCTTGTATTTGTCAAAGATGGAAATTGTTGTATCCAACTTAAACTCGTCAGGACCAGCAAAGATAAAGGGTGTTGGACCTTTACCAGATCGTCCTGTAGGGTCTCCTGTAGGTAGTATAACACGAGCCTCCTCCAGTGTCTTACGACAGGTGTGTACTTTATTATACCGAAGTTCATACTCATCACACATTGCAAGGCCGTGAGTAAGAAGCCACCGCCAGTTCATCACAAAGGAGTTTGCCCAGATAGTACAGGGGTGGTTGCGGAAGGCACCTTTCTCTGTCTTGTATGGTTGACCGTCTTGACGGTGGAGTTTACCAAATCCATGTCCCCACTTTTCTGAACAGACGATAGAGAGCATCTGACAGGTCTCTAGTGGCATCTTGACGATGTGTTTGTCAGGGAGAACCCTGGCAGACTCAACTGGACTTTCACTGGTAACAAAGATATTCATGACAAAGGTCTCTGAAAGATTTCGGATACAATGTCTGTTGCTTTCATGATATCATACATGTATGTCGCAGCAGCTCTGGGTTCTGTGTGATCACCACACGTAAACACATCACATACTGCCATACCATTCTCTGGCCATGTATGAATAGAGATATGAGACTCTGCTAGAAGAGCAACAGCCGTTACTCCATGAGGATAGAACTTGTGGGATGAGATGTCAAGTAATGTACTTTGAGATACAGAGGCAGCATGAGAAAGAACACTTCTAATATGTGCCTCGTCATCCAACAGATCGTATGGACAACCCTTCAGTGTGAAGAGTATGTGTTTCATCCAAATGTAGAGTCAGGTTCAAGAGCAATGTAATAAGTAACATCGATGTTCTGATTCTGGAAACGTGACAGAAGTTTCTCTGATACAACCACATCGTAGTTACCGGGAACAATCTTCAGGTTCTCTTCTTTGAAGTTAAAGACAAACTCGGTAGTAGTCTCACCAACCACGATAGAGAAGTCATTAGAAGTATCGTTCTTCTTGTCACGAGCGACCAGTTTGATCACACCGTTCTCACCAATCACAGAGATGTCGGGGAGTTGATAGACAGATGCAGCCTTCTTCAGTTTCTCCAGTTGCTGACTGGTCAGTTGGAAACATACATCTTCAGTGGGAAGAGTAATCTCTTTCTCTGGAGGTGCAACAATCACAGAAGGGTCTGCAAAGAAATACTTGGAACGAGAACGACCTTCTTTAATGACCACATACTGATCATTACCAAAGTCAAGATCAGGTGAAGAGTGGAGAGACAGACCATTCAGGAACTGGTTCAGGTCATAGATACCGAAGTCTTTAGGGAACTCCTCAGACACATTGGCTTCAACCAGGATGTTCTTCATCACTGAGATTGAACGCAACTTCTGTCCTTCCTTGAACAGGATAGACTGATTGATAGAAGAGAAGTTCTTGAGGAGACTTACAGTAGATTCAGAAAGTTTCATAATTATCTTTTGGTTGCTTAGTGATACCAGAGAAGTGATACAGGAGGATACAATAGTGGATGGCCTTGAGAATGTCAAGTTTAGACTTACCATTCTTCTTACCAAACCGTGACAAGTATTTGATAGCATTGGATCGACAGAATGGTTCTGCATCACCAATACTTCCAATCAAGTCTAGTGTCTGAGTTTTGTTGTCGTTTGCGTAATGTGCTCTGTACGTTCCACTCAGATAGTCACGTACTTCTTTAAGGATTAAATCCTCTTCATATTTCCAAAAACCATTTGCGTTGTTAATATTCAAATCAATTGAACCGGTAGATTCACCGGGGAGGGGAGTCCATTCAAACCCCTCCTCAGGTAGTTCATTCATGTAATCATACAATAAGGACCATGCGTTCATTCTATCAACTATCAGCCTCCTTGTCAATCATTTGGAAGTCTTCATCCACCTTGTCATAAAGTTCGATGAATGCAGCCTTGGTCTCATCATCAAATCGATTGATACAAACTTCAAGTGCCTTGGCCTTATTATCAAAGATAGAATACGCACGAACGATATGAACCAGACGACGGGTTGAGATTACTTCATCAATACCACCATCAAAGAAGGTCTTACGGATGATGTCAGCCCAGTCAACCAGATGCTTACAGAAGGCCTTGTCTTGACACAGAGATGACAGGATCTGAATCTCTGTCTTAGGTGTCGGATAGGACTGTTCAAAGGTGACAGCGAAACGCTCAAGGAATGCCTCGTTCAGAACGTTGGTACCGATGAACCGACCATCTTCAGATCCCTTACCCTTGGTGTTGGCAGTGGCGATGACATTGAAACCATCTTTGGGTTTGACGAACCTACCGATCTTCTTAAGGAAGACACCCTTACCCTCAAGGATAGACTGAAGACACAGAATCTTGTTAGAAGCCAGGTCAACTTCGTCTAGAAGAAGTACTGCTCCACGTTCAAGAGCCTCGATGACTGGGCCATTATGCCAAACAGTCTCACCGTTAACCAGACGGAAGCCACCAATAAGATCATCTTCGTCAGTTTCGATGGTAATGTTGACACGAATCAGTTCTCGTTTGAGGACTGCACAAGCCTGTTCAACCAAGAAGGTCTTACCATTACCAGAAAGGCCTGTAATGAATGAAGGATAGAATAGACCGGACTTAATAATCTTTTTAATATCTGTGAAGTTACCAAAGCTGACGAAGGTATCATCTTTTACGGGGATAAGGTTTTGCTCGATTGCAGGAAGTGCTGCGGGTGATTGATAATTCTGTTCCAACTTCTCTTGAACGGTCAGATTCCACTTACCACGACCGACCTTGTAAGAATCAAGCTTACGGGTCACGGTATTATATGTGGTATCATTCATTGCACACCAGGCACGGACATCAGCGGTTACTACTTCTGATCCGTACAAGTTGGTGAGAGAGGAAACGATATACTCAGTAGAGAGTGTCATGTGTGATGTGTTTTTCAATAACGATAGTATAGGACAAAACCACCCCTGAGAAGAGATGGTTGTGACGGTTTCTCAAGTGGTCAGCTGATGATATCCACGAACTGACTCAATACCTTTCTATTTAGAGACTTAGAGTTAAGATTCTTAACAAAGGCAGACTTGATCTTTGCTTTAGATGCACCTTCCTCAACATCAAACTCGGTTTCATTGTTAAGTGCGGAGGTCAACATACCAAAGTATGATGTATATCCTGCAGATTTAAGTGCAACAAACTTATCCTTACGGATCTTTTTATAGACATCATCTGCCACATGTCCTTTGTAACGACGAACAAATCCTTTGAAGTCGGAGTTGTTAGCGATACGGATACCGATAGTGTTTACATTGGGGAAGGTTTGTTTGAGATTGTCCAACAGAATCTCAGTAAACTTCCAGAACTCATGTTGTACTTGATAGGTGTGACCTGTCTTACGATTACGAACAAAGTCACCAGCGTAGATACGTGATGTTCCCATACGGTTGTCATCGTAGTAATCGTTCTTCTTAAAGTATGGAAGAACGTTTGCCTCACCGTCAGTGAGAACAATAGTGTTGATTTTTTGAACCTTGTTCTTCTTTTGGAACTGAGGGATCAACTCATGAAGACAGATGATTGCCTCGTTCAATGGTGTCCCAGACAATGTGTATTGACCAGGGAAGGTATATGGTGCCCACCTTGTCATGGCAAAAGCAACTCTCCAGAGACTCAAAAGTTGTTTATCAAGTGTCTTCTTGTTCACATCACTTGTCAGAAAATGCATGAGACTGAAGTCAGGATGAATCATAAACTGACTCTCAACACAGTCTTGAATCTCTGAATCTTCCCACCTTTGATGATAAGGATTTGAATCCTTTAGGTAACTGTTAGTAAAAGCATAGACATCAAATGGAATGTTAACCTTACTACAGAACCAAACAAGATTGTAGAGTTGTTTGAGTGTGTCAAGAAGACAATCACTCATCGATCCTGACCAGTCAAGGATAAAGATAAGACCGTGGTTCTTACCATCAGGAATTACATTGACCTTCTTAAACAGATCTTCGTTGTACTTGTAGGTGTGTAGTTTGGTACAATCAAGGGTACCAGTTTTGGAACTGAAAGATCTAGAGTATGCATCGGCAGACTTCTTACACTCAAACTCTTTGACAAGATAGTTGACCTCTTTTGTGGCTGACTTCTTGAATTTGATGTACTGATTATCAGCCAAGGTAAATTCCCTTGGTTTATCAGTCCGTGTCTCTTCTGTGTAGGAACAGAAGTAGGGCTTGGGATTCTCTTGTTCGTACCACGACTCATCAAGTTCATCATGAACCTTCTTATTAGAAATAACAATCTTGGAGATATTGATTTTAGGAACTTCAATATATTCACAAGGCCTGCCACCTCTAGTAATATCACCATTAAACTCTTGAGTTCCCTGTTCAAATGTTTCATCAGTTTGAACCTCAAGAGGCTTTGGCATCTCAGTTTGTGCTTGACTTGTCTGACCAGAAGTCTCAGTCTCACCCTCCATGGATGAACCCTCTTCATCACCATCCTCATGACTTGCCTGTGGTTGTGACTCTCCACCACTAGGACCAGACTTGTTTCCTTGTTCGGGGATATCTGCAACTTTATCTTTCTTGTGCTGATCTTCACAATACTTGTAGAGAACTTCGGCAACCATTACAGCGTCACCGAATGTTTCAGTCTCACCCATCATGTCGATGATCTCTTGTTCCTTTTGATTAAAGACAGGAACATCAACAAACCTACCAATCTTGAAGATAAGGTTGGCACGGTCAGCCAAATTCATCTCACCAATATTCTGATCTTCAAGACCGAAGAAGTCTTCTTCAGCAAGTTCTTTGTAACCGGTATAGAAGTCTTTACTCAAACCAGGATACCGACGTTTCATCAGTTTCTCAATTCGTGCATCTTCTGTCACATT